TAATTTACCTATGTCAGATGGTAAAACTCCACCACCTTTTTTAGGTATTGCACCAGCTTCATCTGATACAAACTTTTGTTTTACATTTTCTTTATTCATAGCTGATGATCCTACTCCACCACCTTCAGCTCTTCTTAGTGAAAAAGTTCCCATAACGCTGTCATATAATTTTCTAATATCTTTATCGTTCATCCCTTTAAAATAAGAATCTTTATAACCTTTTTTTCTTAACACATCTTTATAGTAGTTTGTTCCATCTGCAAATCCTGCTCTGCCACCTTCTGCTCTACCTAACATTTTTTTTCGAAGACTATTAAATATATCTTCTTGAATATCCATTGGAACAACATCAACATCATTAATACTCATATATCTGTCTATGGCAGCATCAAAAGCAGCCATAAAAGAATCTCTTCTTTTGTTCATTCCACCTGATCTTAAACCAACTCTGCCACCTTCTGCTGCAACAAAATTTCTAGGTGTCAAGAACCTATAATTCTTATCAAACATTTGTCGTTGACTTAATTCACCACTTCTATATTTATTTAAATCAGCTCTTATTTGATCAAAGCCAATACCTTTACCTCTTCGTACATCTTGTGCTAATTCTTTTGCTTCTTCCTCTGATGCACCTTTAGATGCAAAATATCCTATTAAACCTCCTGCACCTAACATTTTAGTAAGCCCGCTCATATTACTTAAAGCACTTTTACCTCTACCTAATAATCCCAATAATCCAGAACCACTTGTAGCTTGTGGGCCTAGTTGACTTGCAAAACTTCCTAACATAGTTTTTCCAAAGCCACCTATTTTTGCACCAAGACCACCAAGACCAGCTAATGGTCCCATACCCATAAGACCTGCTCCACCTAAACCTATTAGTGCAGCTTTACCTATTGGACTTTTAATAACTTGTTTTGCAACGCCAGCAACTTTTTTTAAACCTTTACCAATACCTTTAACTATTTTACCTAAAAAATAACCTTGTCTTGGAACAGCATTTGTTATTCCACCTGATGCACGTAGTTGTCTTCTAATGTGAGCTCTTGTTATCATATATGTCAATTGTTTTATTATATTATTTTGGCAGGGATTGCACCTGAATTTACATTATTACTCGTTTTTAACGAGTAAATCAAGACTATGTTGTAACCTCTCTAGGCTTAGATTCTAAGGCTGAAAGGACTACATGGAGTCTATTTGCAGTGGCCGCAGTCACCTTTAATATTTCACTTTCTTCTAATACTAAAGGGGCTGATAATAGTTCTGTTGTGCCATTTGCTGATATGGACTTTGTTCTAAAAAGACTAAATACATTATCACTAGTGTCAGTAATAGTTACTGTTATAGTATCAGCATTTCCAGAGTCTTCTGATACCAATATAGATTTAATTACAGCTGTTGTAGCTGATGGCACAGTGTATAAAGTAGTTGCACTCGTGCTAGTTAAATCGACTTTTTTATTAACAAATGAATTAGCCAAAGAAAAAAGCCTCCACCTCTGATTCGTCTTTTAAATCTTGTTGATAAGTAGTGTTTAATTTTTGCACTATACTATCTATATCTCTTACAAAAGACTGTTGAGTTTGTTGATCGTATTCTACGTTTGGTTGCGTTAGTGATTGTACTATTCTTGCCATTATCTTCTTCCATCCGGTTGATAATCAATTCTAAATGTACCTAGTTTCCAAAACTGACTTGTACTAGTGTTATCTATCTTTAATGATATTGATCTAGCTCTTGCTCGTGTATCAATTTTTTGTGTACCACTTGTTACCGTAAACGGACCAAGCGTTGAACTAGCTGCTGTATCATTTGGAAAATCTCTTAAGTTTAATGTTATTCTCGCGTCTCCCGTTTGTGATAAAAAGTCAGGTATAACTCTTCTTATTTTCATCATAAACTCACCATCACCTTGTAGTCCTTGTTGACCAATGTCAAAATCTCCAGATTCAATTGATGCAGTGATTGCAGTTGTTGCACCTTCTTTAACTTGATTTAATCCTGTTTCGTGTTCATAATAAGTTGATGTACCATCACTGTTACCAAAAATATAATTAACATCTGTTGTAGCAGTTGTGCCATCTGAATCATATTCTGTTGCATGCGGTTTACCAAATACAGCTGAATCTTGCCACGCGCTCCTTGCTAATGTGCCTGTCGTCCACACAGGTCTTTGTGGAGTTGAGTCTAAATAGTTATAAGCTACAACTCTATTAACTGTGTCTGATCCAGAATTTGGATAAAACCACATAACTTCTCCGAACAAGTTATTTAGTCCTGCATTAATATGTTGTTTAGGAATTGTATTAATATCATCATAAACAAAGTCTTCAACTAAACATGGTAATGATTCTAGTTTACCCGTGTATCTAAAAAAACCATTTTCTGACATCCAGTAAGCTGTACCATCAACCTCTACTGCTGCGTTCTGTCCAATTAACCCACAGTTTGTACCTACTTGTTGGAATGAAAATGTAAATGGTGGGCCAACAAATCTCATAATAAACAATGCAGTATCCGTCCAAATGTAGATTGCATCTCTACCTCTAATAGCTCCTACAATTTTTGACCCATCTGCAAGTCTTTGTGTACCTGCAGTATTGGTTGCTGATGGTGTATATGTATTAATATCTTCTTGAGAAGAAAATCTTATAAACATTTCATCTTGTGTAGAAGATGTACCAACAGTTGTTTCTGTACCAAAAAATATTAAGTGTCTATCTGGAGTTGATACTAAACTAAATGCTGACGCTGTTGGAGCATTAGTTATAATTGTTGCTCTTGTATCTGTAGCACCTGTTGGATTTGAATTCCATTCAAAACTTTCACCTCCATTAATCGTTGCAATAAGTTTATTACCTAAATTATCTAATGACCATAAACCTGGTGCTGTTACAATATCTCCTGATGCTGCAGCGTTCCATGCAAAATAATTAGATGCATCGGTTACAGTATCCCCACTTGAGTGTGATGCAGCAGTTGTACCACTAGCACCTCTTGTTAATCCTGATAATGTTCCACCACTATTAGCTGTGTATGTAATTAATTCGTTATCTATAATAACAGTTCCTGATGATGCAAAAGAAGTTGAACTTGCCATAGTTAAACTTGTAGCAGTTGTATTGATGCCTGCAGATAATGTTGATGTAAACTGTCCTTGTTTTACACCACCCCATGATCCAAGTCCCCAACCAGTAGATGCAACCTCGACTGCTGGTCCAACTGGATAATAGTGCCTAACTCTAATACCACCAGATGTTGATGCACCTGATCCTGATTCATTTGAACCAACGTTAATAGTAAGTGTAGTATCTGTTGGAATACTAGTTACCATAAATTTATTATCGTTAAAGTTTGATGAGTTAAAATTAGAATTAGTTATAGATGTAAAATTATCTAATAGTATAATGTCATATTGATTTATATTATGAGCAGACGAAAATGTTAAAGTTACAACTGCTGATCCATTAGTTGTAGAAAAAGCGCTTGTTAATGTTGTAGTTGCTTTAATTGGATGTATGTCATAAAATATACCACCAGAGTATGCGTATAAAATTCTATTTGTACCTAATGCTGCATACTTAATACCTGATGTATTTACAAAATGATGAATAGCTGTATTACGACCAGTAATATCAACAGAGCCTAATTGTGCCCAACCACCTATTTTTTCAGGGCTACCATATCTAAAACGAACATTGTCTCCTGAAACCCATTGGCTCTCGCCGCCTGTTGATGTGACTTGTTTATTAAAACCTGGTGCAAATTTTACTTTTTGTAACATATAACTCCATATATTATATATTCCTTATTGGTGGAATACCTAACATCGGCCTTTTGTCGAACCTATTCTTTTCAGCAAAAGGACCATTTACATGGTTATAATGAAGAAATACTTGAGCGCAAGTATTACCTTCTAAGGGTTCTCTCCAATGCTCTAATTCGCATCCACTATATACCAGCATATCTCCAACATCAAGTAAGACTTCAGTGCCTTTTGGAGCGTTGGGTTTGTGTATATTTTTATACTCATCTATTATATTATCAGCACCTGTGCCGTCTATGAATATAGGCCAAGGATCGCCACCTAAATGAATGGTTGTAGATATCTCACAACTAGGTCTATCTTTATGTCTTTTTAATATGTCCCCATGTTTATATATTCTAGCGTATGAGTAGGTAGGTATTAATTCTAATCCTGTTTCTTGTTGCATTTTAGGTAATACTTTCATTAATAATGTTTCCATAACAGGGTCGGCATAATGAGAGTAAGTGTTAGGAACTTGTTTATCTGTCCATGTTCCAAGCAAGCCTGTATCGTACGTAATATTATTATCGTACATAAATTTAACTGCATCACGTTTAAGTAAAAAATAGTTAAAAATAAAGTTGGCTAGTTCATAACTAACTGCATTTTTTATTACTTGATATTTATTAAAAATCATATAAAATTAAAAGATACAGATATTCTTATATCATTACTTTGATTAGGCTCTACTTTATGCCATAACCATGAAGGAAACATTATAAGTCTTCCAGGGAGTGGTTTATAATAAGTTTCTCGCCACAACTCTCTAGGTAATTTTCCTTTTTTTCTATTAGGCATTACTTGCTGTACTCCAGGTCTTGGATCCATTAAAGATAGTCTTCCAGAATTAGGTTGTGCTTTTACATAATAAGCACCAGAAAATAATGAGTTAGGGTGTATGTGGCTATTGTTATATCCACCCTGATAATTAATATTAGCCCACATATTACCTAGTCTAGGCTGTATATCTAAATGTTCTTCTTCAATTATTTCATTTTGCATTTGAAATAATTCTTGAATTAAAGGTTCATATTCTTTTTTATGATTCATGTCAGTTTGTGAATGCCAACCATTTACATTAGTTTTACTTACACCTTTATCTTGATTACTCCATTCAACAATATGTTTTTCTAAATATGAATTTAACTCATTGGCATTAGGTAAATCTTTAATGTAAATAATAGTTGGAAAAAAATATTCTTTAATCATTTAAAAGGTTCTCCTCCAAACCACATAACAAGTGATTGTCTAACTCCTCTTGTTACAGGAGCTACTCTGTGATTTATAAATGATGCAAATATAATTGCATGACCTTGTTTAAGTTTAGCTCTTTTACCAGGAGCCATTAATTCTAAATCTCCTCCTTCAAATTGATTTTCAGGAGACAATAGCACTGTCATAGATATTTTTCGTACTGGTGGTTCATGTTGCATATTAACATCTGTGTCCATATGCCAATCATAAAATCCACCTTCAGGATATTCTGTAAATTGAGCTTGTTCTGTTATTTGTATGTCTTCAAATCCAAAATGATTTCTATTTGCTTTTTGAATAAATTCATTTATTTGATCATACATAGGTTGCATTTCTTTAAAAGGAATCCAAGAAATAGTAGTTGTTCTTTTTTTAGTATCAACGCCTCCGCCTGGTTTTCCCATACCAACTTGTGCTTTTTGTGGTTTTTGTCTTCTACCAGTATCAATAATCATTTGACATTGTTTTGGTGTAAACAAAAAATTTTTTGTTTCAACTATCCAACTTTTCCATTTAGGTTCTGTAATTATCACGTTGCACTCCTATTTTTAATTGGGTCATAGTTTACATCCATGTTACATGATAGAGTTCTTCTTATCTCATTTGTACTATTAAAAGGATATACACAATGCCTCATGTCATATGGAAATACATAAAAATTTCTTTCCTTCATTATAGGTCCATAATCAACATTTGCGAATTGACCAGTTGAATTTCCTAGTATTTGTAATTGTCCATTCATAGGTTTTTCTGCTGCTGAATATTCAATACCTGTATTCTTTGGTAGTTTTAAAACCATAACAGAAGATAGACCAGTAAATAAAGATCCTTGGTGAATATGTACTGGGTTGTATTCATTAGCCTTCATTTCATTTATCCATATAGAGTTCATATGCATTTCATATTCCTTAATTTTATTCCAATCCAAATAATGTTTCATAACCTTATAAAACCAATGTCTAACATCATCCGGTAAAAAATTATGTGGGTGCATTTTATTATTTGGTGGTCCATTAAAAAATAATGAATGTTCGTTTTGAATTTTACCAACTAACTGTGGGTTAGCTTTAGGTAATTCATTTCTTTTTGTTTCATAAACATGATTTAAAATATTGTACACATCTAAAGGAACCTCGTATTTTAATACTGATTGACCTAAAAATACAAAGTTAAAATTTAATGTGTCCATATTTTTCTTTTATTCTTTGTGGTATTTTTTCTATGTAAGGATTATATTCTTTCTTAATTTCTGTTTTTATTTTATGCATATTGTTTCCAACTATGGTATCATCATAAG